GTGCTGCGGCCTCTCGGTGGATCGCGTCGATCTTGGCGGCCGTCTCCTGGTTTTGCAGGTTCTCCAGGGCGACGAGTTCCTGCTGCTTGCTGATTTTCCCCCTCTTTGCGTCAGCTTCGACCGCAGCTTCCTGCTCTTTGAGATTGGCTACGAGGATTTCCATCTCCTCTTTTGCCGTGGTCTGCGCAAGAGTAAGGGACTTCTGGGCTTCTTCGCGTGCGTGGGCCAGGGTCGCGTCGATCGCGCGTTGCTCGGCGACGGACTCCTGCTCCGACATTTTCTCCTGTTTGGCGTAGTGTTCGGCGGTGAGGGCTTCAATCTTTGCGTCGGTCTGCTCAATCTGCTGCAACTGCTGTTTGTATTTGACGGTGTCGCCCGCTCCGAGAAAGGCGCGTGCGGCCTGCTCTTCGGCCAGCCGCTCTTTTTGTAGGGTCAGAAGCTTCAGGTCGTATTCCTTAGTTGCTTCTTCCTGCTCGATCTTCAGTCTCTCGTCCGCAGCATCCCTGGCGAACGAGGCGGAAAACTTGGCGTCAGCCGCCCAAATCTTAATCTTCGCTTCCTCTACGATCTCGGAGGTGGCGATTTCCTGCTTCGCCTCGGCTTCACGGTCGGAAGCGATCTGGGCTGCCGCATCCCTTTCGGCGAGACGCTCCAGAAGCTTCTTGTCGCCGATGACTTTGGCAGTATTGATAGCCGTCGCTTGCGCGGCCTGGCCGGCCTTCGCCGCTTCTGCAGCCTCTTCAGCCGGGGTTTTGCCCCCGGTAAAGAACGCGGTGATTGAATCGAGGACGTGTTTCTCACCTATGGCGATCCGGACATATGCGTTGGCGATCGTGCCGAGGAACCCTCCCATCTGCTCCGTCTTTTCGAGGAGTTTGTCATCGATGGTTTCGCTGGCTCCCCTGGCGTAGGCCGTAGCCGCCTTTTCGGCGGCCGCGAATATTGCCTCGTTTTTCTTGATCTCTGCTCCCAGCTCCGTTACCTTGTCGCTCTTGATCTGGGCCTGCGTCTTGCCGAAGTTGTCCAGGGCTTTGCTGTCTTTGTCGATCTGGGCGGCGAGGTCTAGCAGGGTTTTGTTCTGAGCTTTCACCGCCTCGTCCGAGTCCTTCATTGCTTGCGTAAAGATGAAGGTGTTGGCAATCCAGTCGGAGAGTTTCTCGGAGCCTTTGACGAGCGCCTCCAGCAGGAAGAGTACGGCGGTTGCAGCGAACGCGGCCTGCAACGCCGTACCGACGCCGGGCAGTTCAGCCACGAAACTCCGCACATGGCGCGGCAAGTGGATGCCGAACATCTCGCCCAGCAACCCCGCCTCGCCTTTCGCTTCGCGCATGGCGCGGGCGGACAATTCACCGGAGGCTTCAATTTCTTGGCCAGCCGCGACAGCACTCTCGCCCGCCGCCGCGAGCTGTGTCGATGCGCCATCGGCGGCGTCGCCCACCTGCGCGATGCTACCGGCGGCTTTATCCATCGCCGTTTCCGCCTGAGCGGGAATGCGCTGGAATGCGGCATCGAGTTGCGTGGTGTCGCCGAGGAAGGTTAGAACCGCATCCCCAACGTCCATCGCTTGTCCGGTAGAGGCCATGGTTAGATCGCTTTCACTGTGCTAGGATTTCGGGCCATGAAACCGATGACCGATGCCGAACGAATGGCGCTTGAGGAAGGCAGACAGACTCGCGTCCACATTTCCGCAGACGCGCAATTTATCGCCAGCGAGATAGTCACGCATATGTGGGTGATCTTCGTTCTTCTCCCAATCGTGGGAGTTCTGCTGATTGGGGCGATGAGAGGCTGTCACTGAATCGTACCGTGCGGCCACTTCTGGCCGGCCTCGCGAATTCTCTTCACGCGCGCCAGGAATTCGGCGGAGGACACGCGCCGCGGCCCGCTTCGCCTGGAGCGCATGGACGCTTCTTCCTGTGCTTCCTCGATCGCCTCCGCCTGGCGCTCGATGCTGCGTTTGCGCTTCTTAAACATCAGCAGCAACTGCTCTTCGGTCCATTCCCGGTTGATCTCGTCCGGCGCCAGACCCCATTCCGCGAGGGCAACGTAGTAGAGATCGCCTACGGTAAAGTCGGTGTCGTCGCGCTCGAGATCCTCAGCAGTTGCGTCACCATCCCCAACTGAGGCAGAAAAGGGAACGCCACCGCCTGGATCGCTGAGAAGGCGCTGGCGATCTGCTCTTCGGTCGCGGTGGCCAGAATCTCCTCTTTCGGGAGATCGGGCGCATAGGCAAAGACCAGGTCGGTGAGTTTTTCCGGAAAAGAGAGAAGGGCGGCGGTCAAGCCGTTGGCCATACTCTTGCCGTCAGCGCGAACGCTGAACGAGTCGAGGATGGGTGCCAGTTCGGCGAACAGGTTCTTTCGCCAGGCGCGTGTCGGCGTGACCGCCAAAATCGGGATCGCGTACTCTTTGTCGCCCAGTTTGACCGACAAAGGAGTGCGCGCGAGGATGTCGTCTTCGCTGCGGGGTTTCATGCGGGGCCGCCTTTCGTTTGCAAATCTACCGCGGTTACCACAACCACCGGAAACGGGGAACTAACTGCCTTCGTATCCGGAGCCGAGGTCGTAAATGTCGTACAGGTTCACGCCGGAAAGCTGGCGGGCGTCGAATTGGAGAGCGGTGATCTGCTTGTCTTTGCGGGTGATCTTGGTGGCCACCGGGCCGGTCGCGATCGCCTTCTGCACGAGGATTACGCGCTGCGTGAACGTGTCCGGCGCGGGGCCGGTGCAGGCCACCATGAAATAGACCAGCGGCTTCGAGCCCACGCTGAGCTGGGTTGGCGTCGTCAGCACCGAGGCTGCGATCGAGGCGTTGAGGTTCTTCAGATTCATCTCGGCCAGGTGGGCCACGATCTTGAAGTCCTCTTTTTCGAGGATGTCGAGCACAGGCGCCGCTTGTTCATCCACGTAGATCGGTTTGACGGTTGGGGTGTAGGTGGCGTCGATCCCGGCATCGGTAAAGCCGACGCTGCGCCAACCCGTGGGGAATACGGCGGTTGAGCCGGTGAGAGTCGGCAGGGTCGTTCCCAGCGGGGCGACGTAGAGCAGTCCCGGCCCTGCGATTAACTGGCTTACATCAGGTTCCATGGTGGTTCTCCTTTTTTCTCCCCGATGGGGATTAACTGATCACTGAAAAACGCCGAGGCGGGAAAGTTTGCGGCGCTTATCGAAACCGGCAAGTGCCGCTGCCGCCTGGAGCCGGAGCTCAATGACAACCCCGCCCCAATTGCTGCTGGTCAGAGTTCCGGAGCAGGTGAGACTCCCCGCACTGGCGACGGTGTTATCGATAAGAGTTTCGCGAAAAGTTGTAGTCGTGATCTGCTCGCGCTGGGCCGCACCCGTGTTCAGAGAGATCGTGTTTCCGCCATCGGCGAATCCGCAGACAATCCAATCGTTCGCGTCCTCGGTGGTGACGGTGAGTGTCGCTGTGCCATTGTTTCCTGTGCAGGTCGCCCCCGAACACGTATTACCGGAACTGCTTGCCGTGAGGCCGGCGTTGAGGCCTCCGGCGTTGCCGGTCCAGTTACCGGCTACCAAGCCGAAACCGCTGGAACCGGTCCAAGTGCAGCTAAAACCAGCGGTCAAGGAAGGTGCGCTGAGGTAAAACGAATACAGAATTTTGCTGTTGAAAGCCGCCGTTTGCGGGCCAGCAGTCATGCCTGCCCCGCCGAGGGAGCAACTGACTGAACTCGATGCGCTCGAAATGGATAAAAAGACGATTACGGGCGTGGATGCCGTCGGCGAAATGCTTTCCGTGCCGGTTCCGGTTACGGCGCTCGCCGACTGGTCCTTCGCGCCCACATTGAACGCTATCTGGGCCGTTGCAGGCAACGGGGCCGAGGCCACGAGGAGAGCTGCAGCGAACCCTGAAATTACAATCTTCCTCATGGCGTGATCGTCTTGATTTCTTCCCACTCGAAGGTCACAGTCAGGTTGCCGCCCGTGATGGCGCCCCCAAAATTGACGGCGAGCTGCTGCGCCGTTCCGCGAAGTACGATCGGCTTCAGGCGGCGATCGAGAATGTAAATATCGTTCGGCGAAGCGGTGCTGGTGGCCATGCAACCGAGCTGGTAGGTATCGACGTTGCCAACCGCGGTTCCAACCGTTGGACCCGTGCCGGTGTACGAAACGGGCGCGGAAATAGCGGCCGAGAACGTCGAGTCATCCGGCACGGCAGTCATGGAGGCCGAAGTTCCCGAGGTATCGGCTGCCGAGCGTTTCACCAGGCTGAGCGTAATGATCCCGGCTGTCGTCTGCGTGCAACTGACGAGCACGCGGGTCACGAGGACGGTATTGGAGGCGTTGCCGGGCAGAACTGCGTTGTCGGTAGTGGAACTGCCGGCAAAGGACTTCGAAGCGGCGAAACTGAGCGGACGGAGAGCCGGTTGGATATCGACGCCAAGGTTGCCGTCGGTAAAGACGTTCGGCGCGATCGCGATCCCCTGCGAAGGCGCCGATCCGTTGGCCGGGTCCGTTTGGGCAATGCCTGGGGTCACCGGCTGCTGCGCCCAGGCCGACAGGTGCAGCGCGAGCAAGCAGAGTACGATGACTACTCGCCATCTCATTTTGCCTTCTTCCTTACGAACTTGATCTCTTTGGGATCGAGCTCGTAAATCCCGAGATCGATCTTTTTCAGCCGGGAAAACTCGAAGGCGTCTCTCTTGATCGCATCCCACAGCTCAGACTGGCGCTTTCGGTTCTGCTCAATCTTCAGCAGCATCTTCTGGTTGTCGATCTCCAGCTCGTCGATCTCGATCTGGTAGCCGCGGATCGTCAGGCGATCGGCGTCCGGCATGGGATAGATCGGATCGCTCACCAGGAGAACGGGAGACCCGGGCGCGGCGGCGGCGGGCTTAGCCTGCGCAACCAGTTCCGCGCCCGAGATAACGAGAAACAAAACCAACCGAAGGGTTTTCATTTGTAGATCAGATCCACGCTCGCGTCGCTGGCGAGCACGGCTGTCGTGTCGGCATCGGCGATGCCCTTGGTCAGGGCGTATGCGATCCCGGTCCCGAACGCCAGCCCTTCGTCGCTGTGCACCTCGCGCTCGGTTCCCGCCTGGACGGGGACTTCAAAGACGATCGTGTCGGTGCCCACGGTCGGCGAGGAAGCCTTGTTGTAAAACTTCAGATAAACGGGGTAGCCGGCATTGTTATAGATCGACGCTCCGTAGAGTTGGCCAGCTGAAGCCTTCAGCGAGGTCGCGTTCGTACTGCCCGCCGAGATCAGGTGCGACATGGTCACACCGCCGCTGGTTCCCGGTACGAGCTGCACGGTTGAGCCGGCCGAGCAGCCGGTGCAATTGACCAGCAATTTGCCACTGTTGTCGAGCTGGAGAGGCGAGGCGTTGCCACTCGTAAGCGTGGTCGGCGAGGTATTGAATTCACCGCCAATCAGAAGCGAGTTGGCGGGCTGGGTGGCGTTCTGGCCGGCGAAATCCATGATGCCGCCAGCGTTGCCCGACATCGCCATTTTCAGGTTCGAGGCCGTCGCCTGGCGGACAAAGACATTTCCGTCGGCGCCCTTGATATCGACAAAGCCGGCCGTAGTGAAGGCCGTGCCCAGTGTGCCCAGCAGGTTGATATCGAGGGCGAACTTCGAGGTGAAGGTGCTGGAGTTCGACGTCAGACCGTTGCCGGAAGTGTCCTGCAGACGAACGTTCCACGTGCCGGATTCATTGGCGTTGACCGGACAGGTGGAAGCCGCGTTGCAGCGGACGAATGCGTCGCCGTCGGCCGCCTTGATATCAAGTTTCCCGGCCGTCGAAGGAGCGGTTCCGTTCACGGTGGCCAGGTTCACGGGTTGCTGAGCCAGCGCAATTCCGCAGCCGACGAAGAGCAGAACAAAGAGTCTTGCGAGCGATCTTTTCATGGGTGAGTTTGTCCTTTTCCTACCGTATGATTCCTGAGAGTTACTGGAAGAAGATGTCCGCGGTGATCGCGCCAGCCGTGACCGCGGTGTTGTCACTGTCTCCGATGTTGGCGACGATCGCGAGCCCGATGCCGTTCAGGTAGGTGAAACCGTTGCCGCTCACGGCCACCGAAGTTCCGCCCTGCACGCCGATGACCTGCTTTGGCGTGTCGGACGCTGGATTCGGCAGGGTCGCCTTGTCGTAGAGCTTCACGAAGATCGGGTATTCGCCATCGTTGAAGATATTCCAGCCGGAAACCGTGCCGGCGGAGGACTTGATGACGTGCGCGTTGTTGTCCGCGGTTGAAATTCGGTGATAAGGGGTGCTCGGCATTTCGTCTCCTCCGCCGCCGGTTATCGTGCCAACAGGCGAGCCCCAAGAGCCGTTGACCTGCTCGTAGATGTCTCCGCTGTCCGTATCAAAATAAATATCTCCGTCACTGGAGAGAGCCTGCGGTGCGCCGGCGCCCTGAATAAGCTGCGGCGGGCCCGCGGGTGCTTCGCCAGACCCATTTGGCCGCGCCATGACTTCGTAAAACGCATACACCGCGACCCATGCCGTATCCGGGTCGGTCATCTCCTGCGGCGCCGTGACTTCGAGCGCCCGGATGATCGTGCCCGCGGCTAGAGTGGCCTGGCAGAGGCCGTGCAGCACGTCGTTGATCGCGCCATAGACCTCCGACGCCAGGAGCGGCTTCTCAACATCGGCCCAGACGCGGACCTGGACGCGGGCATCGACGAGCTGCGTGATCTCAGTGTGCGAAGAGCCGCCGACACGGAAGACCTGGATGGCCGGACCGAGTTCCGGGTCGAAATGCTCAGGCAGGTCGTAGCCGCAATAAATCGAGCCATTGGCGTTTGTGCCGAGCAGCGACGTGACTGCCGTCTGGCTGAGAAGGAATTCCCGAACCAGGAGGTTTGCATCAACCACCGCGCTTCTCTTTCACCAGCCGAGGAAGCTTGCCGATGTGCTGATCGAAGGCTGGATTCAAATACGGCTGGGCGCGCATCTTTGACGTGCCGAGCTCGAGATATGCGCCATAGCCAGAGGTGGTGAAAAGCTCGGCTTTCACGCCCTCGGGTGTTTCGACGACCGCCTTGTCGATCGATCTCCGGTTGGTTCCGGTTCCGGTCGCGCGGCGGCCGCCGAGTTTGTGTTCCGCCTTTAGTTCGAGGTTGTGCTGATAGCCGGCTGGCGTGACCGGAGAGAGCTGTTTGGCCGTCGGCGTAATATCCAGCTCGTACAAATCCTCGGTAGCCGAAAGGATCGCCGCCTTCGTCGCGGCTTGCGCTAACCCAACCTTCAGGTTCAGAACCGCAAAAGCCTGGATCAAGGCAGCACCACCTGGCACCAGACCTCGAGGTGATGGTTGGCCATCCCCGGATTCTGGACATCGATGATGTCGTACATATCGCCCGGCGTCGGCTGCCCATTCGCATTCAAAACCGCCTGCGAGGGAACCCGGAGCCAGTGGTTGTGCGTCAAAGGCTGCGTGTTGTAGGTCGTCCCGCCGACGACCGCGTAAGGAACATACGATCCGTCCGGAGAAGGGTCGAGAAACCAGGGCCGCATCTGCACTTCGCGGTAGGTGACCGTCTCCTTGGACTTTTCCCGCATTTCCTTCTGCTTGCCGGCGGCCGATCCAGAGATCACAAGACAAGGCACGCTTGTCATCTGGGCGATGAACGTGGTGTCCGGCAGGCCGTAAGCGTCGCCACCCGAGGCATCCCGGAGCAGAACATCCGCAGTCGAAATCAGGGTCTGATCGAAAGGATCGCCGGAAGCCATTTACATTTCCGTCCTGAGCACCCAGTTGCGGATGATCACGAGCTCGTTGAAGCCGCAGGTGTTTTCCTCGACGATTCCCCAGGCAGGCAAAGTGTTGACCGCATCGCGGAACCTCTGCGCCGCGGCCTGCATGGCGGCGACCTGGTCCTTACCCACGAGCTTGATGTTGCCCTGGGTTTTCGTCTGCCCGGTCTGCCCCATCGACGTGCGGCTGGCCAGCGATTCCATGGCTTGCGCACAGGAGAGGAGTAGGATCTCGGTCGAAGAAACGGACACACCGCCAAAGAAGTTGTTAGGGCCTGCCTGCATGGCCGTGACGACGTTCAGGATCGCCGCGAGTTCTTCGTCCTGAAAGTCGGCCGGCACGGTCGGCAGATTGGTCGTATCGCCGATCAAGAGCCGCATCTGGCCAACTGAGGTTGTCAGATCGTAGGTGAAAGACATCAGTTCCCCGGTTGCCTCTTGAAGCTTGCCTGCATTATTCGTTCGTGTCGATGCCAGTTGAGCCGGTGTCTTTTCCCGTCTTCGCCGTGCACTTCGAGTTGTCCGGCTGGGTTTCGGTTCCGGCTTTCTCTGAGGTGTGGGAGCCGTTAGTCGTGGCATTCCCGCTGTTGGGCTTCGGTTTATTCTTTGACGCCATGGCCTGATCTCCGTTCTCTTTGGGGAATTGGTTTTGGGAAGGATGAAGAAACGGAAGCGCCTGGAATGGAGGCGGGTGAGACCACCCAACTCCAGGCGCCCGGACCCGCTGAAACCAGGCTACTGGCCGATGAAGGCCGCAGCGTAGTTCGGGTCAACCTGCACGCCGCCGAAGATGTGCCGCAGGCGCCATTTGATCGAATCCGACTCGTAATCGCCTTCGAGCGGCGACATGGTGGCGCCCCCGAGAGCAATCTTGTTCGGATTCTTCATGCACAGTTCCGGCGCCTCGTGGCCCTTCAGGAAGTTCATGCGCGCGGCATAGCCGGCGTTCGAGAGCTTCCCGAACAGGTACCAGGTCGGACGGCCGGTCAGGTCGATGATCGGCAGGTACGGATTGACGTGGCCGGTGATGTTGAGCATCGGCACGGTGTTCGAGGAGCTGCGGATCTGCGGCTTGGCCGCCGCCGTCGAATCTCCACCGGACTGGATGATGTTGGCGGGATTCAGGGCCTGGAGCATCGGGATCTCCAGGACCGGCGGAACGACCAGTTCGAACCCGTCAAATATTACGGGCTGTCCGTCGTAATCGACAAAGCGCCGCATTGCGGAGGCCGCGGCAGCCAGGTTGGTGATCGAGAAGACCGATCCCGCGCCCGAGAACAGGTTGGTGACGTTCCCGTTCGTCGAGCCAGCCGGGTAGAGCGGGTGTGCGATTGGAGCACCGAAGAGCTTCGTGTGGGGGCCGGTTGCCGTGGCATACAGGCTCGTCGCGAAGTTGTACTCCGACCGCATCGCGGCGGTGGCATAGCGCTCGGCGACGTCCGAGAAGGCTCCCAGATCGTCATTGATGAGCGTTTCCCAGGCCAGGCCGAATTCGCGGCCGAACTTGTTGAGGATGATCTGCACCTTGCCATCGACCAGCGCGGCATCGTTCGGGTATTCACCGCGGAGAGCCACAGGCGGGAGAACGCCCTGCAGGCCGTTCACGCCGATCAGCCAGGAAGGCCGGAAGTCGTTCTGGGTGCCTACCTTGATGTAATCGCGGTAGTCGGGGTCCTGTGCCTTGTACTTGGCGTAGAGCTGACGCTCGAGGACCGTGCCAAAGAGGTAAGGGAAGTCGGCGGTGGTCTCCGCTTCCTTCAGCAGATAGCTGCGCTTCGCCGAGCTATAGCCGGATTTGTTCGCGATCAGTTCGATGAACTTGACCAGCTTTTCATCGAAATTGGCGATGCGATGGCGGACGTCGGAGACGCTGGATTCCAGCTTTCCGCCTTGCTCCATTAATTCAAGAAAGTCCATGACTTTTTCTCCTCGGCACTAGGGCCTGATTGGGTGGAACTGACTGCGAGAACTCCACTGCGATTGACTAGCTGCCGATTCCGCCCTGGTAGCCGTTCGAATCCGGCGTCTGGCTGAACAGTTTGACCTGGATGGTTGTGGTGGCTCCGCCGGCGACCGCCTGCAGCGCGCAGCCGAAGGGAATGCCGGCAGCGTTGTCGCTCAAGGTTGCGGCGACAGGATCGATGTAGATGGTTTCCCCGACGTGGATGCCATGCGCCGAGCCGGCCGTGACGGCGAGCGTGTAAACGCCGCGGGTCGAGACCACGATGGAATCGGTCGAAAACAGCGCATCGCTGTTGGAGACGCCGACAATCCGGCCAACAACAACGGGATCGCCATCTTCGACCAGGTTGACAGGAGTGCTGGCGCCTACTCCGGGCCCTACGAGATTCGTGTAGGTATCGCCCGAAGAGTGCGACGGCGCGACGATCTGGCTGGCGAGAAACGTAAGGTTATCGCCAGCACCTAGAATTTGATTTTTCATGGGACGGTTTTCTCCTCCGGCCTGGAGCTATCCGCCCAGGACCGATTGTTCTGAAACAAAGTTGGTGGGATGGGTGAACCGAAAACGGGTTTTACCGAGACGCGGCGAGCTTCGCGTCTTCCTTGGACATGCCCGGCATCAGCAGAAACGCCTCTTCCAGGTTCGGCTTCTGGTCGGACGTGTCGCTCTCTCGCGCCGTGCCGTTATCGGCCGATCCGAGGTTCTTGGCCGTCTGGCGGGCGCCGCCGAGTGATTTCACGTAGGCTTGCTCTTCCTTGATGGCATCGGCAACGCCGTCGATCTTCACCGCCTCGGCGAATTGCTTGCGAATTCGCGCCTGCGACACTTCCGGCAGCTTCGATTCCGTCAGCAACTTGTTGAGTTCGGCGGCGATCGTGGCCTTGGCCGCGGTTTTCTGCGCCTCTTCGAACTTGGTTTTCAGGTCGGTGTTCTCTTTGGTGAGCGTTCCGATCTGGGCTTGTGCTTCCTGGAGCTGGGTTTCAACCGACTTCATGGTTCTCTCCTGGGCGTGTTTTTCAACGAGCGCGACGAGATCAGGCCGGCGTTTGCGGAGGCCCGCTTCGCTGACCAGGTCCACATCCACATCGTTGTCCGATTGTGCTGATTCCATCGCCTCGACCTGGCCGCCCGCGCCAGCGTAGGTGACGAAATCGACCGAGCGCGCAGCGATCAGCGATTCGACGACATTTGTCGTTACGCCTTCCCGCTCCTGCTCGCTGGCTTCTCCGATCGCGCGGATCGAGACGCCCATTTCATGCAAAAGGCCCGCTTTGTTCAGCGAGTCAAGCTTCGCCTTGAACGGCGGGTCGATCACGAAGGCATCGCCCGAGAGCGTGCCATCCGATTCCGCGTGGACGTTCTTCAGCGACGCCACCCAGTTGTTGACCGAGCCTTCGGGCTTGTCTTTCGACTCCTTTTCCGACTGATGGTCGGCAAACATCTTCGCCCCTTCGAATACGTGGTAGTCGCGCTTCAGGGTTTCCGCGGGATAGAAGCGGGCTTTCGATTTGTTCAGGCCCGGCTTGATGATCGTGACTCTCAGTTTTCCCGAGGCGGCGTCGTAGGCTGATTCCTGGAGCGGCAGGGCCGAGGTGGCGAGGACACGAAACGATTCCTGCGAGGCTGTGGCGGCGGCTTCGACGGGCGTGTAGCTGGTTTCGACGGCGATCGGATCACTCAACCGCACATCGCCATCGGCGTCGAACGAGTAGTCGCACTGGAAAAGGTTGCCGCCCATCGAATACACAACCTGGCCGGGAAACAAATCCATGCACCATGCGGTCTTCGGATACGTGCAGGAACAGTCCGCGCAACACTGGCAGCCGTACTGCTGGCCGCAAACGCAGCCACAATCGCAGCGACCCGCGTCCTCCGGGCCGTCATCGTCGCAATCCATATCCTTGCCGGCCTTGATGTTCGCGTTGATTGCGCACATCACTTTCGACTGGATCGAGGAGTAGGAGTCAGACTGCGCGAGCGCTTCCTGGAAGAAGTCACCGTCCAGGGAAAAGCTTTCCGCTGGCGTGTCCATCTTCTCGGACTTGTAAACCGATTTCAGTTTGGCGATCGCCGCGCTCTTGTCTTTGCCTTCGTACTTGTTGCCGCGGTAGCCGCCATGCAGCGCGGCCCAGGCGGCGCCCATGAGCCGATGATTCGGGTTGCCGTCCGCATCGGTGAAGGGAAGATGGCCCTTGCCGGCCAGGAACTTGACCGCTTCTTCGACGTGCTTGTCAGAAATAAATTGGAGTTTCATGGAGAGCCTCGGCCTTCTTATCTGGTTGTGATTAGAGCCGCTAGAAAGAGCAGGAACATCAGGAGCAGGCCAGCGTAGTCTTCACCCATGCGTTTCATAGCGGCGCCCGGGCGCCGGCCAGCGCGCAGACGCAGTTCGGGTGCGCCGGCGGCGCATCGTCGCCGGAAGTCTTCATCGACCGGAATCGGGGACGCATCGGCGTTCTCTTCGCAATCCGCGCAGGGATTCGGCCCAAGAATCCACTGTTTGTAATCAACGGCATTGTTCACCAGTTTCAACAGGAACGCCTGCGACATGGCGTCGTTCATCTGGGTTGCGGCAATCATCTCCGATCGCCAGGACGACATTCCGTCCACCACGTCCCGGATCAGCTTTGCGGTGCCGGAAACGCCAAGCTGTTGCGAAATCCCTGTCCCCACCGCATCAGCCACGGATTGCATGGTGGTGGCGTCGATGCCGGGCAAGACGTCATCCAGTTGCTTGGAGGCGTAGTCTGCCGCCTGGTCCGCGGTCATGCCGAGTTGTTCATCGTCGCCGTCCAGGTCGGCCTCGGCCAGCAGGCCGACTTTGCCCGCGGCCTCGATTGCCGACAGGATGTTGACGTGCAAGACTGCGCGCAGGAATGGCTGCCGCTGCCGCAGCAGGTTGTGCAGGCGCATCTCGACTGCGTGACGGGCGTGCTCCTCGCTCGCGCCACGGTCTGCATGCGCGAGTTCTTCCAGCTTCATCTCTGTAATTCGCTTCCCCAGCGCGGAAAAGTATGTCTTCAGGTCGGCAGTGCACCGCTTCTGCACGCTCTTGCCGACGAGGCCGAGCAATCCAGGCCGCTGGGCTTTCTCCAAAAACTCCGCCAGCGTCTCGTTGACGAAACGACTCACCGTCTTACCTCTTCCAGGGCCGCCGCCAGCCGGTTCAGCGCACGCGTGTGCGCTTCCGTCGTTCCGTAACCGCTTTCCGGGTTCGTCGGGATTCCGCTCGATGGATCGTCCTGGTTGTCGCCGCCGGGGTTCACGTTTGGGTCGCTGGAGCTTTTCGCCTGAATCTTCGCGATTTGCACCTGGTGGTCGCGGTTGACCTGGTCAGCCATGGCGAGCTCGCCCCGTTTGTTCTCGACCGAGTCCATCACTTCGTCGATGTTCGGCACGTTCAGCGAGTTGAGCAGCGTGTGGAGCACTTCCGGGACGCGAATTTCCGGGAATACGGCTGCGACCATCTGCACGAACTGCCCCATTTTGCGGATGTCGTCGAGAAGGATGGGCGGCAGCGCCAGAGTGAGGTCGTCCGGTTCGGATGGGTCTTCGCTGTTCGCGATCGAGAACAGGTCGCGGTATGCGTCCAGCCACATCGACTGATAGCTCTGGAACATCTTCAGCATCGGCAATTCCATTGCCGTCGCGGTGGCCAGGTTGCCCGTCGAAGGATCGCCAAAGTAGTGGAGCATGATCCCGGTGCCGGCACAGACCATCAGCTTCAACTGATCGCCATCCGATTGCGCGTCTCCGGCGCCGGTCGCGCGCGGCATGGGGGCGAGATCAATCCCGGCGTTCTGCAGCCAGGTTCCGCCGGGTGCGGTTTGCGGGTGCCGCTCGACCTGGGTCATTCCCGCCGTGCTGTAGGTTGACGCGAGCTTCGACTGGAGCTGGTTGATGATTCCCTGGCCGCCTTTGACGCTGCCTTTCCAGGCGAACTTCGCCAAAGCCTGCTGGATCGCGACGCGCGCCTCCATGAAGCGGCGATGTTCTTTCGACCAGTCGAGATTGCAGGAGAGCAAACCGTTGCCGCGCTTCAGCAGCGTGTCGAATGGCAGGTGATAGACGACACAGTCTTTTTCCACCTTGTCGCCGATCTTGTTCTTTTGCGACGGGTCCGGCTGTTGAGACAGGAGTGCATTGTCTTCATCGTCGTTTCGCCAGTCGGCATAATAGAGAACCTTGTCCTGCGCCGTGAGCCGCCGGTAGCCGAGAACGTGCTCCTCGTCGTCCGGATCGCAGATGATATCGGTGATCTGTAGGCAGTCGATCCGGCGGATGGTTTTTGTCTCGTCGGAGGTGTCGGCCTCAAAGATCGCAAAGAAGATTTCCCCGTCCACGAGAAGCTTTTTCGAGGAGCGGCGCTGCCCCTCGGAATTCATGATGGTCTTATTGCGGCGCCCCTTGGCGAAAGCATCGCAACCGTTTTTCACCTTGGCTTGCTTCGAGTCCCAGGTGACGCCGGTGCCGAGCGAATAGTCCGTCCAGAGCCGCACCGCTTGCTTCATCAGCGGATCGCGCAGCCAGTAGAGCCGGGCTTTGGCGACGAGCGTCGTGCGTGTTTGAGCGTCGAGATCCGCTGAGCTCCACTGCCGGCCGGGAACGAGCCAGCCGCGGTCGTCGAGCGCGAGTTCAATGTCTGCGCGCGTAAAGGCCTCGCGAAGTTCCGGGACGTTCTGGTGCAGGAATTCGGCCATCTCGACGGCGCTGTACGAGCGCTCGCTGATGGCGAGCGAATGCTTGGAGCGGAATAGGCCGCGGGCTGATTCGAGCAGGTTCACGATTTACCAGTCACCAAACGCATCCGAAGGTATGGAATCTTCCTCTTGCTCTGGGGCCACGTTAAAGTTGCCGCTATACAAATCATTCCGAAGAAATTTCTCGACGTTTCTTTGTTGCTTCGCCTGCAGCTTCTGAATCCCTTCAGCCGTCCCGCGGCCGGTTAGTTTGCGAATGAGTTCAAGCGTCTCGGGCAGCATCGAAATTAAAATTGCCGGAAGTCGGGCCCATCGAAGCCGTCGAGATCGGGCGATATACTGTGCAACTCCGAATCCTCAAAGATGATTTCCTGCTCCACGTCGCCGCTCAACGCCGTGATCGCCCAGACGAGGGCATCCATGCGGTCGGGAGACTTCGAAAGCAGCGGCACGTAGTCACACATCTGATCTTCGAGAACAGCGAACGCGCCGACGTGGTGTACGCGATGCTGCTCGTAGAGCGCGGAGATCGGCTCCGCGCGCGTCAATTTGCCGCGCGAGGCGTGCACGGCTTCATAGGCGAAGTTAAGATTGACGGTGCGAAGGATGGCCTCGACCAGGTCGCCCCCGTTATTCACTTCCGCGACGACGCGATCGGCTTTGTGCGCCTGGTAGGCGTGCACCACTCTCCTCGCAGCATCGTTTGGAGTGAGCTTGCCGCTGAGGTCGTCGAAGATGTAGTAGTGCGGCGGCCAGTCCACGCCCGCGGGCGACGGCCCCTGGCCCGCTGCAACTATGCCCCACTCTGCGGAGTCTTCGCCGCTCGTCACTGCTGGATCGACGGCGATTACGATGCGAGTCAGAGGCGGGCACACTCGAACGCGATCCTTGTCGATCGCGCTTAAGGTCCACAAGGCGCCGGGGCGGTCTTCGAGGAGTTCGGCGTTTAACTCCTGACGGCCGAGGCGGGTGCCTTCGTACTTGGTGATGATGGTGTTGAAGAACTTCGAGGCGAGGTTGGCGCGGTTCTCGTAGGTCGAGCCGCTGGTGACAAACGTCTCTTTGCTTCTGGCGAGGTACTTGATGAGCTTCGTCGGCTTCGGCGTGGTGGTGATCACCGTCTGAGGTTTGCGGCCGAGGCGCAATCCGAATTCAATTTGCTCCCACGCCTCGTCGGGATACTTCCAGGCGGCCAGCTCGTCGGTCCACAGCTTCATGTGTTGCGGACCGCGCAGGCGTTCCGGCTCCTCAGCCGAGAAGAGAAGCGAGACGGCGCCATTCGGCCACACGAGCCGGCGGTACGATTTCTCGTAGATCGGGCGCTCATCTCTCGGACAGATTTCCATTATTGCGGCGCCCGCGCCGATGCCTTGCACCATGACGTCGCGCACATCCGCTGCTGTCGGTCCGACGAGATTCACGAGAGGAAAATCCTTAACCCAGCGGCGGACTTGCTCTGCGCCGGTTCTGGTTTTGCCAAATCCGCGTCCTGCAAGCACCAGCCAGTTGACCCAATCGCCTCCGGGACTGAGCTGATTCGGACGCGCCCAAAACTCCCAGTCGTGGAGCATGGCGTCGGCTTCCTCGTCGCTAAGGGCTGCAATGCGTTGTTTGCGTTCATCGACGGAGAGGTTGCGAAAAAGGTCAGCCAATGAGGCTGGCGAGCAATTTGTTTCGAGCGCTTGTGACATCGACTTCTATTTTGAAAGTCTCGTCCTTGGGGTTGGCGAGACGTACCTGCTGCACTGGGCGGCCTTCGGCTCGATCCCAGATGTACTTCTCTACATCGAAGCGCAACCGCAACGCGCCAATGTCCGGCTGGTTGCCGCCGACGTTGCGCAGGAGCTTCCAGCGCAACTCGGTTGATTCGTCCGCCTGCAGCTTGGTGGCTAG